GCTGGTATGTGTGGTACCGTCTTGTTGTCAGCTGATAACGGGATAGTAGGATACCACGTGGCCGGTAATGGACAAAATGGTTTTTGTGTAGTGCCACCAAGCATGGTGGCCGAAGAAATACGTACTATTATGCTCAGTGGACAGGAAGTCAATTATGAGCTAGATAGTGCTGTTAAGCCCAATTTTTCGGGTGTGCGTGTTCGTTATGAGGACAAAGTGGAGGTTACACATGTCGGTGACAAGACTACGCTGGTAAAGAGCGTGTTTCATGTTGACCACAACTCTGATTTTAAGAGTTTTATTGATAAGCTGGAACGAGATCCTAGAGACTATACCACTGTACCAGTGGAGGCAATAGATGCTAAGGGACCCCCTTTGTATAATTGTAAGGGTAGTCCTGTGAAATTGCTGAAGGAGATATCGCAGAAGACCTTTAAACATCAAGGGTTTATTACTAGCGATGAGGAGGTTTATATTAAGGCGTGTGTTAAGAGCATGTTGTGTCCGTTTACTGATATTACGGACGAAGAGTGTGCCTTTGGAGGTGCCATTACTAATCCATTAAATAAGGATTCTAGTAATGGTTACGGATGCCTTAAGGGCAAAGAGAGTTATTTCGACTTTAGTGAGAAAATCATTAAACCTGAAGCGCGTGATTTGTTCACTCAATTTAAGAACGCAGCGACCAAACAGGACTATGATTATTCACTGTTCATGTGTAGAGAAACCTTCAAGGATGAGTTGAGAGGGAGTACCAAGCGCGAAACACCTAGAACGTTTCGTGTGATGCCATTAGGGCATATATGGTGGACTAAAAAGATATTTGCACAACTCATGCCACATTTTAAGAAGAACATGCATAAGTTCGGGTGCGGTGTGGGTATGAATCCCTATGTAGATTTTGATATTATGGCTAGAAAGTTGCAGGCTTGCACTGTCTTAGGTGATATTGATTTTAAGCAATGGGATGGGTCTGTTATGTCTCATGTTATGTTGTTGATTGGAGAATGTATGGAGTCCTTTTACGAGGGCTCCAACGTTGATGTGTTACGTTACGTTATTAAGACGATGACTACGTCTTTTGTTCTTGTTAGTGATGAAATTTGGTCCACGACACATGGCTTGCCTTCTGGTACGTGGCTGACGTTGTTGATGAATTGTTTGATTAATAAGGTGTTGACGGCGTTGACGATATATCGAAATAAGCAAAACGCCACCGTTAACGACTTCTATAGTGTTGTTGATTATGTCATGGGAGATGACAAAGTTTTTGGTAGCCCTAAAGAGATGGCTAAAGTTTTTAACCTGACTACCATCAATGCGGTGGCAGTATCATTGGGCATGACGTGTACGAATGGAGATAAAACTCCTATTACGAAGGAGACGCAACCATTTGATAAATTATCGTTTATTAAGAGGCATTTTAGGCAACACCCCGTTCTAAAGGGGTATGTTGGTGTGTTGAGTTTAGATACTATTCTCAACACTTTGCAGTGGGTCGATGAGACCAAGGACATCGAAGAAACCATGTATGGTAAGATGCGGTCAGTCCAAGTGGAGGCGTATATACATTCTCCAGCGTTATTTACACAGCTTACTCAAGTCATGAGCGAGCAGTATCCTTTTGCACCGCTATTTAGGCCGGAGCAAGTTATTAAGATTTTGACATCGCCAGATGGTTATGTTGAAGTCATGAGAGGTTTAGGAAAAGACATGTCTTTCTTAAACAATATGTAGTCGAGTGAACGACGTTAAATAAACCTTGTTGAACAGGGTGGTAACCTATAACCGCTTGTTTGTTATTCAGTTATAATGGTGAGTACGATGTTAACCAGCTAGAGGCAAACAAGCAGCAATTTTATCGGTTGCACGTAATGGTAATATAAGTGTGTAAAATTAAACTTACTACCCAAATGCAAAATGTAGATACACAATTTATGGCAAAAGCCAATAATGATTTTATGGTTGGCGATCAAACGATAGCGACAGAAGTTGCGTCGGTTACTACGCGCGAGATTCAAAACATATCAGCGCCTAGCACAGATTTGTATATGCGGGTTGACGTACCCGAAGCGTATCGTATTGATGCCAAACCTTTTATAGAACGTCCTTTTTATGTAGACCAAGTGGAGTTTCCCTCCACTGCAAGTCGTTATTCTTTTTTGAATAATACCGTTAGGTTTATTCCTGGTGATATTGCCAGGTCGAATGAATCTCTATTAAATATGTTTAAGATGGGTGCCTACGGACGCCCTGACCTAGTTCTAAATATTTCTATGGCCGGCACTATAACACATGCCGGTTGTATTCTTGTAGGAGTACTTCCTCCATTTCCTGTTTTCCCTGTTGGTAATACTAGACTTATCAACACTTTGTTGACGGGACCACATGCCTTTTTGCATGCCAATGAGGCCACATCTGTAGCTTTACCAGTGCCCTGGTATTGTAATACAGACATGGCAACGCTTGACATGCAAGTTGCAGGTTATGTCCCCACTTTGGATATTACTGGTATTAATGGCAATTATGCCACTCTAGTTTTTATGGTATTGAACCCTTTGAAACCTTCATCTGGTTCATCTACGTCTTTGAATATTATTGTTGAAGCGTGTTTTAAACACTTCGACATTGTTGTGCCTACTCCACGTTTTACCACGTGGTTGACACAAGCCGGTAAAGCTCAGTCTATGCAAAATCCATTGTATCATGATCTTGATGAAGTCATTGTAACGTTGACAGCATGCAAGGAAAAGATCAAAGATAAGCGGTACAATGTTAGTAAAGTTGCCAGCATAATTTCTGCTGTCTCTGCTCTGGCTGGTTTAGCTGTTAGGTTATCTTCGGATTGTGCTTCGTCGCCAGAGATTGCGGCGGCGTTTGTTCCTGAATCAGGGTTATTTTCAACTCTCACAGGAACTATTACAGGATTGTTGGATCATACTGCAGGGGGCTTGAAGACAGTAGCAGCCGACGCTGTTGATAGCCTTAGGTCTGGTATTAAATCCTGGACCGGGTTGCATAACCCTAACGATCCTACAGTACATACTCGTGTGTTACACACGGATATTAATTATAGTAACGTGGTAGATATGCCACAAATGTTTGAAAAATTGGACCCCAATGCTACGTTTAATCGCATTGTAAAGGAGCCAGTTTATGGCACGAGTATAGACGAGATGCAGATTCAGCATATCGTCGCGAAGGATCAGATGATAGGGTCCTTCACTGTTGACGTTACTGATGGTGTTGGCAAATTTAAGTGGAGTAGACCAATTTCTCCATTTCAAGGGGGCATAGGAACTAATGAAGAACAAGGTGTGCAAGTAGCTAATAATATCGAGCTATTGCACTCTATGCATAGAGCATGGCGAGGAGGACTGAAGATTAAGATTCAGTCTGTTATGAATAACAAACAGCAAGTCAAGCTTAAATTGTTGAAATATTACAACCCATCAACTAATGTGCTTAGTTCCTACCCCAGCTATGCCTCCATTGCTAACGCCCCTTCCCATTTGCTTGAATTCACGCAAGGTGGACAGGTACATGAGGTATCACTACCATTTTTGTGTAGAAACGACCTATGTCCTTGCGCTGATAATACGGAGCTAGAAGCTCTATTCCACGGTATGTATTATATTTATGTCGCTCAACCTATGGCTAATTCTGATGGATCGCCAACTAGTATTGAGTTCAATGTCTTTATAGCAGGTGATACGGACTTGCAATTTTATGGTTATGCTAAGACAAATACCTACCATCTGAACTTCAATGTTATTGAGAAAGCTGTTACTGGTGCGGTTAAAGACCACCTTAAAATACAGTACATTGATAAGAAGATGTACGAGGACAGTTTTTTCGTGCCCATATCAGCAAAGGCGGCTTTTGATTATGTCGAACATCCAGATTATACTAAGGCTGAGTGGGCAGCAGATCGTAAGCGGTTGGAAGAAGTGGGGCAGCAGTATAATATGACGTTGGATCAAGTATATGCTCATAGTATTAGGAGCAGAAACATGATCATAGGAGTTAAACATCGCACCGATTATGAGGCGTGGAAATGGCAAGCGCAGAGTACAACAGTTGAAGTGATGAATAAGCCACAAGCGCAGCAAAACAACAATAGAGTCCAGCAAGATAGTCCCATGGAGCATTTTAGTAGGTTAGCTCCTAATGTAGATATAAGACCATTAGTTCGTAGAATGTATAAATCAGCGGGCAGTTCATTGGTAATCGACGCCCAGGGGATCACCAATCAGGTGGTTGACTTGGCGTCGTATCTCGGTGAAAAGCCTAATGATTGGAATTACACTCCTATTGAAACCATCTCCAGAATGTATTATGGCAAGAACGTTGGTTTTAAAATTCGCCTCGTTCTTAATTTAGCTAATCAAGAAGACCAGTATAGATTTTCCTATGATATTAATAATATTATGGTACGTGTTTTTTACGTGCCTCAAAATATAACATATTTGACCAATAGCAACACCATTACTTCAGCAATACCAAATCCAGCAGCTTTTCCAGCTCCTGGACCTTCATCTCCAGCGGGAGAGATACCTTTCACCTACCAATTATCAGCTAGATATGTTAATACTTGCACAGCTATATATGAATTTGTTATTCCAGATACATCTTTTTATAAGTTTATGGGTTCACCTAATAAGTTTTACAACTTTGACTCTAATACCCCACGCCCCGCCCTTTCTACCGCCGACTTCGGTAGTTTTATGATTCAACTGCATAACACTAATATGTCGACTAAGATCCCAATAACGTTGGAAACGTTTGTTGGGTTAACTGACGAAACGCGTTTTGGGTTCCATTCCATAGCGCCACCCATGATGCTGTATAAGTCGCAGGCTTATTATTTGGGTGATGGTCAATCGTCAGATCATCCTATTGCTAATACACTGAATAACTTTGTGTATAGAGGTAGGTTTTTGTAAATCCCGTTTGGTACGCGTAAGATACCACACCGTTGCATTGGGTGTATAAACATAAATGCCGCGGTAGCGTCATCATTTCAATAATAGTGGCGGCTGCCACTATTATTTAAAAAACACCC